GCAGCGCCAGCAGCGGGCGCAGACAAGGCACAAGATATCCTTGCTATGATCCGCGCACGGCAGTCCTCATAATTTAAGGGTATAATACTCACACCCGAGGTCTTTCTCGGGTGTTGAGTCCTTCTTTTTTGGAGACGGTTATGATTGAATTACTAATTATTTTAGAGTTTATTGCTCTCGGCAATCTACTATATTGTTTTTCTCGTTAATAACATGATGCAGCAAATTGGTCCAACATTTGATGATTTACAACATAAAGTTAAATCAATAACAGGAACCGAAATAGCGTTACCTGATCACATTGGAGCGTTTGATCAAAATGTTGAATCGTGGGTTCTTAAATTTCTTAACGAAGAATTTACCGGAACAGTATGGTGCGAATATATTTTTGACCAACAAATTAAAGAAAAATATTCAAATTTAGATCTAAGATTTTCGTTAGATTTATGGTTACAAAATAATTATATCAAAGAATTTGAAGAATATAATATACATCCCGAACGTAATCTCAAAAATTTTCTTTGCACGTTTAATGGCGGCCGACACGTAAGCAGAAAATTATTGACAGCGATTACAGAAAGGTTCAATTGGTTTAAGATTGATTATTCTACTAAAAATTTCATCTTTAACCAGGATGAGATTTATGGACATGTAGATGAAAATGTCCATGCACTTGAACAATTTTATAATAAGTTTTTTAAAGTAAGCGATCAGTTTGCTAACCAGATGTACGGGTTAGATTACACAAGATTTGACCATAAACATAACATTAATGTACTATCACTTCCAATTACAGAAAGTTTTATACATATAGTTAGCGAAACAATGGCAACTAGTTTTTATCCATTTATAACAGAAAAATTCTTGTATAGTGTATCGAATCGAGGATTATTTTTAGCATATGCCCAGCCTGGCTGGCATGCGCAGTTAGAGAATGTATTTGGATTTAAGCCTTTTAAAATATTTGATTACAAGTTTGATTCAATTGCAAATCCTATTGTGAGGATTGTTGAGCTATTTACAATGATTTCAAAATTTAGTATATTAGATATTGAAGATTGGAATGATTTGTATCAAATGGAATTTGATACAATTGAATATAATTATGATCATTTTTATAGCGGAAATTATAAAAAATGTCTTGAAAATATAGCATAGTATGTGCTATAATGTCTAATAACAACGTAAAGGATAAACTATGGCTAAACCATTTGATGTAAGTAAATTCCGCAAAGACATTACAAAGTCTATTGACGGGTTGAGCATTGGATTTAATGATCCAACAGATTGGATTTCAACAGGCAATTATGCTCTTAACTACCTTATCTCAGGCGATTTCCACAAGGGCGTGCCAATGGGTAAGGTTACTGTGTTTGCAGGCGAATCAGGTGCAGGTAAATCATACTTTGTATCCGGCAACATTGCTAAACACGCCCAACAACAGGGTATCTTTGTTGTAATGATTGACTCGGAAAACGCACTTGATGAACAGTGGCTACATGCGTTAGGCGTTGATACTTCGGAAGATAAACTACTAAAACTTAGCATGAGTATGATCGACGATGTTGCTAAGACTATTTCAATGTTTATGAAAGATTATAAGTCAATGCCAGAAGAGGAACGTCCTAAGGTGTTGTTTATTATTGACTCGTTAGGCATGTTGTTAACACCTACAGATGTTGATCAGTTTGAAAAAGGCGATATGAAGGGCGACTTAGGTCGTAAGCCTAAGGCATTAACAGCACTTGTTCGTAATACTGTTAATATGATTGGTGCTTATAACGTAGGCTTAGTAGCAACTAATCACACATATGCTTCGCAAGATATGTTTGATCCAGACGACAAGATTTCAGGCGGTCAAGGCTTTATCTATGCATCATCTATTGTTGTAGCAATGCGTAAGTTGAAGCTCAAAGAAGATGAAGATGGCAACAAGACTTCTGAGGTACAAGGTATTCGTGCTGCATGTAAGGTAATGAAGACACGCTATGCTAAACCATTTGAAGCAGTTCAGGTTAAGATTCCGTATGAAACTGGTATGAATCCATATTCAGGGCTGGTTGATCTAGCAGAAAAGAAAGGGTTACTAACCAAGTCTGGTAACCGTTTGCGTTTTGTAGAACGTAGTTCAGGCGAAGAAGTACTTGCGTTCCGAAAGGCGTGGGAAACCAATGCCGACGGAATTCTTGATAGACTCATGCAAGATTTTGTTTTTGCTGAAGAACAGATAAGTAACGAAGAAGCAAACGTTGCAGATGATATTGTCGAAGATATCAATAACGACGTTGCTGTTACAGAAGGAGCAGAAGAAGAATATGAGTCCTGAGTTGGCTATGGAAATTTGGGAAGCACTACGTCCGCATATTAGTGGTAGCTTCCAGCAAGCAGCAGATGATTTTGTAACCGTTTTAATTGAAAATGGTATGAGTGCAAATGAAATTGCTGAAGTATGTCAAGATGCACATTGCATTAAAAGTTTAAAAGAATATGCAGACGAAGACGTCATTTCAAATTATGAAGATGACGACGATGATTTTGGTTTTTACGACGACGACAACGATCAATACTAATGTGGTATAATAAAGTAACACAGGATCTTTCTCAGCTTCCTGCGTTCATTGATTATTACAATGATGAATTGCAGGAAGCAAAGCGAGAAGTTCGCATTGGTGGTAATGTAGAACAAAATATTAAATTATTGCCTGGTGTTACAGAGCATAGATTTAATCAGCTTCAAGAAATCGAAGCTGTGTTAAATTATCTCAATATTGAATTACGTAAAATTAGACGTAAGCACTTTCAAAAATATTTAGAAGGTTATGCACGAGCATTAACAAGTCGTGACGCAGAAAAGTATGTCGATGGTGAAGGCGAAGTAATTGACATGGAAATGCTAATCAATGAAGTAGCACTATTGCGCAATCGTTGGTTAGGCATTATGAAAGGTCTTGACACCAAGCAATGGCAAATGGGCCATATTGTTAAATTAAGAACAGCAGGAATGGAAGATGTCTCAGTTTAATCCAGGACAATCAACACTAGACTTGTTAGCAAGTTATGATACTTTTATGGAAAGTATTGATACATTAGTTGATATGGGTTGCGGAAACGGCGATGACGTTGCTTGGTGGGCAACACGATCCATTGAGGACGATGATGGAAATCAAATTCCTCTAAACATTAAATGCTTAGGCGTTGATTTAATTTCTAATGTTCCTGCAATACGTCCGCACAAAAATGCAACGTACCGCAAAACAGATTTTGAAAAATTTAAATTGGAAAAAGCTGACAAGCCCGTTGACGTAATATGGTGTAATAATAGTTTTCAATATGCTATTAATCCCATTGAAACATTAAAGAACTGGTGGAAAGCAATGAGTGAAGGCGGAATGCTTGCATTGATTGTGCCATCAACCACTGAAATTACATATAATCGTTTAGACTTTACGCAACCAGAATATGTCTATCATCATTATACCACGGTTAATTTATTGCATATGCTATCATTATCTGGATTTGATTGTGCATTTATGCAGAAGTTACCAGGCGACCCTTGGATCAAAGCGGTAGTATATAAAACAGCAATTGAGCCAATGGACCCACGTACTACACGTTGGTACCACATAGCAGAACATGATAATTTATTACCAGAATCTGCACGCAACAGTATTAACAAATTTGGTTATCTTAGACAACAAGATCTCGTTCTTGAATGGCTTGATCATAGTCTGCATTGGCTTGGCGAAGATTAATCATTAACTACGCAGATAATAAATACTACAATGAAAATTGTAGTAGCCACCGGGGGTTTTGACCCTATCCACAGCGGACATATCCGCTATTTAGAAGCAGCAAAAGCGTTAGGTGCTTACTTGATTGTAGGTATAAATTCTGATGACTGGCTCGAGCGTAAAAAAGGACGTTCGTTCATGCCATGGTCTGAGCGTGCTGCTATTGTTCGCGCATTAGGTTGTGTTGACGAAGTTATTGCTTTTGATGACTCAGACGGATCTGCTTGTAAAGCAATTGAATATGCTCTTGGTGTTAAAAACGATACACGTAACTGGATTCCATTTGATAGTGTAATATTCGCTAACGGCGGAGATAGAACTCGAGATAACATTCCAGAAATGGTATTTGAAGAAGTAGAGTTTGTGTTTGGAGTCGGCGGCGAAGATAAAGCAAATAGTAGCTCATGGATACTTGAAGAATGGAAATCACCTAAAACCGTTCGACAATGGGGATACTATCGTGTATTGCACGAAGTAGAAGGTTGTAAAGTAAAAGAGCTTACAGTTGATCCGGGCAAAAGTTTGTCTATGCAAAAGCATGCACAACGTAATGAGTATTGGCTTGTTAGTGAAGGTAAGTGTATTGTTAATAGTAGATTAGAATCCGGATACACAATACCACCTAAACAATTAGAAAAGCATGATGAATTTACTATTATTTGTGGCGAGTGGCACCAACTAACTAATCCCTTTGATAAGCCGTGTAGAGTTGTAGAAATACAATACGGCAATCGCTGCGATGAAGACGACATTACAAGATTATGAAACCAATTCCAATTTTTATAGGTTATGACCCGAGAGAAGCAATCGCATATCACACGTGTGCTAATTCGATCATTAGACACGCAAGTAAGCCAGTTTCTATTATCCCGCTTGCATTAAATTTATTTGATGATTACAAAGAAACACACACAGATGGGTCAAATCACTTTATATACAGCAGATTTCTTGTTCCGCATTTAATGGATTATGTAGGTTGGGCAATTTTTATAGACGGTGATATGATTGTGCGCGATGATATTGTTAAACTATGGGATTTGCGTGAAATGGACAAAGACGTAATGGTAGTTAAACACGACTATGAAACTAAGATGACAACAAAGTATCTTGGTAGTAAAAATGAAAACTATCCACGTAAGAATTGGTCAAGTGTTATACTTTGGAATTGCAACAGCCACCCTAATAGGATATTAAAACCAGAATACATTCAAAAATCAACTGGTGCTCACTTACATCGTTTTAGTTGGCTTAAAGATGAACGCATTGGCGAACTACCTCCAGAATGGAACTGGCTTCCAGATGAATATGGTGAGAATCCCGATGCTAAGTTATTACATTATACATTAGGCACACCGAGTTTTCACGAATTTGCTAATACGCCAATGGGTAGTGAATGGCATCGAGAACGTATTTTTACTGAGTATTGCGAACAGCACAATTTATGATAAAATTGTATGGAATTGAAGGCGCTTTAAAATCTGCATTTCCTGGATTGGAAAAAGGGTTAAAGCGTCACGGAGATCAATTTAAAACGGTCAATTATACACAAGCAGATGATGGCGATTGCTACATTCAAACAAATCTAATTAAGCCTAAAGTAATGCGTAATGCTGATCGTAATCTTGCATACAGTTATATACGGGATTCAGGTAAACCATATCTAGTGAACGAATCACCTAGTTTTAGACGTCACTTGGGTTGGGCTAGATTAGGTTGGTACAGCTATAAATGGACTGAAGGGTTGTTTGGTAATGAAAATTCTCCTCCGGATCGTTGGAATAAATTTGAAAGTGAAACTGGTATAACATTTAAAGACTGGAATTCTCCAGGAGATTCGATACTTGTAATGTGTCAAAAAGAAGGTGATTCTAGCCTCTTAGAGATGTATGAAAAATATGATAGTTTTTATGATTGGCTTGAAGAATTAATTGTTGATATACGCAAGCACTCTGACAGACCTATTATTATACGCCCTCATCCTCGCAATAGGGAAAAAGGATTAAAGCTGGCAACAAAGTTGCAATTAAAATTAAACGATCCTACAATTACTGTAAGCCAAAACACAGATTCATTAGGTGATTATTTGTCAAGTCCAAATCGTGCTGATGGGTTGTACCAAGATTTGAAACAAGCCTGGTGTGTAGTAACTTATAATAGTTTAAGTGCCATTGAAGCAATATGCGAAGGCATTCCAACATTTGCGTTAAACGACGGCTCGATGATTTGGCCTGTTGC